TGAATACCTTGCACACCTTGGTTACCTTGTGGACCGATAGGGCCTGGGTTACCTTGAAGACCTTGTTGTCCTTGTGCGCCTTGTCCACCTTGTGGTCCGATAGGACCCATTGTGCCCTGACCGCCTAGTGGACCTTGTCCACCTAGAATACCTTGACCACCTATGGAGCCCTGTTGACCTTTAGTACCTTGATGTCCTGTAGGACCTTGTGCACCCTGTGGACCTGTCGGACCTTGAGGTCCTAGACCACCTACGGCGTTATCTACGTCATCTCGTAATTGGGTAAGTGCGGTATCGTGTTGAGTAACACGAGCATCGAGTGTATTGATTGCTATAGTATTGTTGATGACATCATCTAACTCGATACCATCTAACTTTTGTTGGACTGACGTATCGACATAACTACTTAAAAATTCTGCAGTGATTCCACCTTCACCACTGACTTCAACTAACTGATACAGTTCTTCAAAGTTCGCATTAATTTTTTCACTGGCCTGACGGAGAGTATCACCCTGACCATCGTTCGCCGCTCCACCAGTATTAAGTGTTTGTCTTGACATTTTTATTCTTCTCTGGATTGAGTAAATGAAAGATGTCTTTATTTATATGATTTAACGACCCCCACCGAAGTCGAAGTTAAAATCAAACACAAATACTGAAACTGGAACCTCTTTAGTGTATGTCTGGTCACCTATAGTAGTGGATATTGTGACTGGAAGAAACTGCCCATTTGTTGCACCTGCACCAACAGTTGCCTGATAACTCTGACCACGGGTTAGTGCTATAGTAGAGCCTGAATCATTCCACCCTGCACCAAACTCAACCATCACTGTATGCGTAAGGGTACTATAGTGCATGAAGTGAAACTCAACAACACCTGACGGGGCGGTTACTAATACCTCATCTATTGCGTCTGCACCGTCATGAAACTGTTTTGGTTTTGCAACATCAAGTGTGTAAAAATCTACGCGTGGGTCGGGGTCACCACTGAACTCATCATTGATATTGATAAGTACCGACTGCGCCCAAGGGAGTAATACTTTTTGTCCCTCACCCGCCATATCGAATATAACATTAAACTCTTGAGTGTGTGTGCTTGGTTCGGTACCATCAAATACACCAGTGACGAACAAACTGAATGCCCCGACACCTGACAACACAACTGTTGCGTCTAGGTGCATACTATCTTGCTCACGGTTCTGCAAGTCACTGTGTTCTTCAAATGCAACAGAAATCGTACCACCTTCCGTAGATGATACTTCCGTTTGTATAACGGTACCGCCCTGAAAGACGGTAACATCTACACCATTGACATCTAACAACTCCGCGTTGGCATGATACCCTAAAGAGGTGCGGTCATCGCGAGTGACCGGAATGCCATTCAGAGAGTTTAGTTCTATGCCGCATGTATAGGTAGTACCCTCTGGGACTGCACTGTCTCTCCAGTTACCAGAGAATAATGGGGTAGTCCCACCGATACCTAAGAAGCGGTCAGTCACAAATGTTTCGAATGTACCGTCGCTATTAAAGGTAGTGTCGATAGTGAATCGACGTGGGAAATACGCAACCCATAGTGAGTGGTTTTCAAGACGGGTGAAGGTATCTGGGTTATATGGTTCTAATGTGCGAGGACCACCTGTAACCGTAACGTCCTGCACTGCAGTGACATCACTCCACGGGACTGGAGCTGGTTGCGGTTCTGGTTCTGGTTCTCCCGTAGTTTCACCACCGCCTGGGATGAGTGGGTTATTTCCAGAACTAAACGGAGACTCTTCCTCTGGTGGTGGGTCTGCTAATATAAAGTATACAGTATCACTGTCCGGAGACAGTGCATCGTACTCACTCTGTTTCCCCGTCCAGACCTTGACCGGCTCCCCATTGGGATTCTGGTTGAGGATATCGTCTGCAGTTACCATTAACCTGTACCATCACCACCGTCGAGTGTCTCGTAGTCTTGAGACATGTCAACACCGTCGTCGTCGATTGTCGCGGCCTTAACACTTACCCACGCTGCGATGGTGTCAAAGTCGTCTACTAACTGTTGTAGTGTAATGTCGTCGTACTTCTCTAGTACCTCAAGCGAACTGATTAAGATACCTTCACCAGTGTCTTTCTCTACTTGCGTACGCGCATCTACTGGGTCGTTCTCTTCCATAACCAGTAGAGTGTACTGTGGGTCTAGTTTGTCAACCACATGAGATGCAAGTAAAATCGGATAGTTAGGTACTTCAAGTGGGTCTACAGTTGGACCTGCCTTCAGATTAAGATGCGCCTCACTCTGTGTTTCTAATTGTGCAGCTAGATACCATCCTGCCGGATGCACCATCTTCTTGTAGATTGGTTCGTAGTCTGCAAGAGACATGCCTGTTTTCAAAAGAACTGAGAAAATCTGATAACGTCGGTCGTCCTGTATAAACTTCATACTCTGAGGACCGATAATAGAACCACCCACCTTGTCGTTCAGTTTAAAGATGTCTTTTTTAGGGTAGGTGATTTCTACCTCTTCGTCGAAGAACGCAAGGAAGAATTGGTCAACCGATATCTCTGTACCCTTTGCGCGATAGAACTTCGCCAAGAGACGCACCATCATGTATGGGTCACGATTATAGTGGAACGACTCTGACTCTAGTCCATCACTAATCTCTGCAAATATCCTATCAAGGATTTCTGCATCAGCCGATGCGATGTCGCGTACATGAAACAACTCATGTATCATATCTTCGAATGAAATACCATCGAACAGTGACGGGTCGTAGTACGTTTCTAAGAACTCAATGAATAGTGGGTATTGTTCTTTATAGAATGCGGGTACTAACGATTCGACTTCTGCGCTATGGAAGCCTGGGCGGTATCTGTCTCTACCTTGCAGATTAGACATTATAACGTGACCTTAATATCACCTTCGTCCATCGTACCACGTGCGAATGACATCGATGAATCTAAACTTAGAATGTAGTTACGTAGAGGACGGATGGTGCTCTGGTTCGCTGGTGTTGCACTAATCTTAATACCAGCACCACCGTAACCAACGCCATCGACATACAACGCGACCAGTTTTACCAAACCCTTCGCTGGGTCGTAACTACCGATGTTATCTAATACTAAGACACCGTTTACGTCTACCAACTGTAGTCTAGTTGAACCTAGAAGGTTCCTAATGTATACGTTCTTACCTTTCGACCTAAAGACAGAAGACATGACTGTGTGTTCGTCGTTGTCCGCTTCAGCTATAATAGTAGGATATTTTACCTCGAAGTCTTGGTCTAAGTAATCGACTCCACTCAAACCCGCCGCAAGATACATGCCGTTCACATCACTAATCATCTGTGTGATTGGAATGGTCTGCTGCATCTTGACAGTCATGCGTGAGTTAAGAATCGCTGGAGACAACGCGTCGATACGCGTCAATAGATTAGAGCGACGGAATGTTGCACCAAAAGCGTTCAATTCGTTCTTGACGTAGTCTTCTACTACGGTGTTAACGCGACTCTGCAATGTCTCTAGTGTCGAGATGTTCTTAGTCGCGTCTATCTGGAATACCGTCTGTAACTCCAACTTGGTAAAATTAGGTTTGACAAACTCAGTATCAATTGACATAATAGAAATGTTACTTGTCAACTGCTCACGGATTGACTCCTGTACATCCTCTTGAGCAAGGTCGCTCAATCCGTCTGCATAGTTGATACTGACAAATACCTTACCATACTCTGGTGGTACGTTATCGTTACCACCCCATGCAGATACGTCGGTGATGTACGAGTCGAAGTTATTCAGAATCAATGAACGGTAGTCGTCCGCAGTAACAAGGCGATTCTGTGCAACGAATGCACGAGGTGCATTCTTCTTGATAGAGGATAGTGTCTCTTTACCTGAACCACCCGCTGCGCGACTGATTGGAATCACTTTGACGTTTAGGTAGTTACCACCCTCGTAAATCTCTGTAGTTGCGAATAGGTCACCACCATTGGCCTCCTCTCCTGCAGTCACACGATACGATACCACAATCTTATTACCTGCAGACGGTGCAGTGCCCAATATGGTACCATCACTGAAGAACATTTCGTATTCACCGTTCGACGTTTCGCGTATCATGTATACGCGTGATTCTCTCGTGATGTTACGTACTTCGTTTAGATTCTTGTATGAGACAGATGATGTGCTAGAGAAGTTATCGTAGACTTCTACAGTAATTGTATTGACATCTAGGTCTTTGTCTGGTAAAATATAAAGATTGTTATCTTGTGGTCCGCCTGCTACAAAGGTCTTACTCTTAATCTCACCCTGTATCAAATTAATGACTGGATTACTCGCGGCTGACTTGAACTGATAGGTTACAGTAAACGGAAGTGTATCCGGTAGTTCTGACGGTCTATGTGCGATGTACTCTTCGGTAGTATAGAATGAATACACTACTTCGTCAACCGATACAGTGAACTCCTGACCTTCTGGCATAATCAGAAAATCTGGTAGTACGGCAGGGTCCGTGATGTCCTTGAACTCTACCTCTGCAGAAATTTCTGCGACTGGACACGATGACGACTTTGGTACATAACCCAAGGTCTCGGCATGAGAAAGCGCTGAGGCACGTAACTGGGAAGAGGACAAAAACGCCTCGTTGATTCCCATGTTCGCCACAAGTCCATTGATGTGAGTGTTGTACGCAAGTACATCAAGGATAGTGGACATACCCGATGCTTCAAAGTCGTAGTCCTTGAAGGTGTCGTTTTTCTTGAGTTGAGACTTCAGCCTCGCTTTGATATTCGCGAAGTCAAGATCTGAAGTTGATATTGCCATGTTATCTCACCCTTGATATATTAACGTTCAGAGTAACCGTCTCTTTGGTTGCGGTCACTGCAAATACAACTGTTACTGTAATAGAGTTATAATCTGGGTTGAATAGTGTTTCAACCTTTTTTAATACTGCACGAGGTTCGTAGACTAATGCCGCCTGCACTAATTCCTCGACATCTCCCGCATCCATTGCGTCACCCAACTCGAATAAGAAACTTCCTAGATTCCCACCGAACTTTGGTGAGAATGGTTTCTCTCCGTGATTGGTCATGAGTAGGTTTTTAACTGACTGGATGACCGCGGCCGTTTCCGTCTTTAGAAAGATGTCACGTATACCTGTTGGCTTCGCTTTAAACGTGCAGTCGATATCACTGTTAACACGGTCTACCGTAACAGTTATCGGTCTATCGTTTGTGTAACGAGCTTCAAGGGAGTTTATTCTACTCATGTCAGTCCAACTCTTTTTGTTCTATTTATACAGAAAGTGCAGGCGGTTCGATTTTAAACTCTAACGGTACACCTATCAACTCTAGTACGTCACAGAACGTAAGGAAGATAAGGTCTAGGATTTTACCTAACCCAATCGCGTCTAAAAACTTTTTAACCAGACCCACCCACTCGAGCAATAGATTCTTCTGCCAGTTCTGCGCCCAGTCACGTGCACCCTTGATTAGATTGTCAATCTCTTTCTCGGCCATCGAGATGTTCTCTTCTATGGAACCCCCAATCACGTCAAGGAGCGAAATACCGAACAACTGCAGTTTCTCTAGTTCCTCGATGACCAATGCGTATACGGTCCCTTCGATGTCGATTGCATCTATCTGTTTCTGTAGTTCGGCCTCTGCATCAAAGTTTTCTATATCCGTCTTCACGTCTTCAATCTGTTTTTCGAGATTTGCGACTTCACCTAACAGTTCGTCTTTCTTCGCAAGTGCCTGTGCTTTAATGGCCTGCATCGCTGCATCAATCCACGCCTCTACATCGAATGACAGTGGAATAGGTAGGTCCGGCAAACCCAACGAATCCCATATCTCCTCGAACATGTCAATCAACTTCTCGAACAGTGCGAACAAAGTGTTAGTGGTCCACTTGACAATTTCTGCCTTGATGTGTTGCCACGTCAACCGCGCTTTCCACTGCTCACATATAACACCCCACTCACCATCCCAAAACCGCAACTCTTTCGGTACGAGTGCGTAGAACTTGTCTACCTCGGCTTCAATCTGCGCAAGTATGCGTTCCTGTTCTTCATTCTCTAGTATCTTCAATACGTTGATGTCGATGCCTAGAATGTTTACGTTGAAGTCTACCGGAATGATTTTACTAATCATCTCCATCACCTTTACTGGGATAAAGATGTGATACTCTTGTATCAACTCATTCCACGCGTCGTCAATCTCCTTTGCGTAACAACGTATGTCTCCCTTTTTCCAGTAAGGGGAAAGGATGTCTGCGACGGTTTCGATTATCTTCTCGATGTCCTCGATAATTTCGAAAACCTCTTCGAGTTCTTCGTTCAGAAGTCGGGCGAGTTCTACTTCAGGGTCTAGGTTCTCAAGGTCCTGTTGAATCTGGTTGGCCTTACCCTCAAGTTCAGTACGTAACTTAACAAGTTCGGCTTCGATTTGTTTTGGTATATCCGCTAGACCATTGAAAGCGCTAACGATGTCTGCGCGGGTAGGTAGGAAGTTATCGCTCTCGCACGGAATCTTAACACCAATGGATAGACCTGCGAGTAAAGCGCCGAACCCTAGTTTCTCTAACTTGTCCGACTTCTCTTTACTCAACCCCTGCACAACGCCAGAACGTAATGGGTTTACCTGTAGATTAGGAAGCGGTACCGGATTGGCTGGACTAAACGTTCTGTATACGGACTCGGTGCCGAGACGTACATCGACAACGGGTTGACCCCCGATGTATACGGTCGCGTCACTGTCCTGATACTTAGGCATTACTGTTTCTTGCCGTTGATACTAACCGGACCACCACCAATGTTCACTCCTTCTGAACCTGTGATGTTGGCGGTTCCCTTCACTTTGATATCGCAATCACCTGTAACGTTGATTACATATGATGTCTTTTGATTCTCATCGGTGTACATTTCGGTGAACCCACCTAGCATATGCTGCTCACGGATGCGTTCTTTTGCATACGTATCATCGTACTCTTTGTAGTGACCCGACTCAGTTGCATATACCTTGTTCTTTGGATACTCGCCGAACTTCTTGACTCGTGAATTACTATCACCTTCTTTCGGTATCGAGCCAACGATAAGAGGTAACTGAGAGTTTTTCCCGTCTAAGAACACACCGAAAACCTGAGTACCCACTAACATACCTAAGAACTGTCCTTTGCCTTCGTGTACTGCGTGTGTTACGGGTACGACAATCTGCGCCCAAGGTAAGTGTTTGTCCTGTATAGCCTCGTCGTCGTGTATACCATGAATGCGTACCTGTGCACGACCTATCTGTAAAGGGTCGTCTTCAGTGTTTGTGACCACACCTACGAACCAGCGAGTCTGGTCACCATAGTAATCAATAAATGTATCTGGTATCATAATATTAACCTGTTGGTAGTTCAGCATCTTCTGACACTTTCACGAGAGAATGTGTGGCAGAATAGTTCTCACGACGGAATGAATGCTTCGTCGCGAATATCAAAAAGTCCCCTGACTTCTTCGGGTCGTATCTGTAAAAGTCTTCGCCGGCGTCTCCTAAAGATTCTAGTTCATTTGTGTCTAGGTTGCGCATAAAACGGACACGCAATGTATTACCTATACTGTTGTGTACGTTAGGTTCTTTGATGAAGTCCGCAAAGTCTACAGTCAAAGTCAACGGAGCCTTCTTCAATACTGTATCCATTGCAGTTGTAATCAAGCCACGCTTATAATTCGCAAGGTCATCTGCCTCACCGTATGACTTCATACCGTCGAACGCTTTCATACCACCAATCTGAGTAATTGATTTACCTCGTGTGGTATGTAACTCAGCATCACGGTAGTTGTACAACGACTCATTACCGAACCCGTCCTTAATCAACTGAGTCATTACGTCGTTGTGTATGTTGTACTCGCCCTTGAACGTCTTCCCTTGAGTCACGTCGATATAGTTAATGTATGAACCCATGACACCCCTGGCTATCATCTCAACGACACTGTCTGTGTTGCGGTGTTCGTAACTTATAATGACCCGCCTACGCAGTGTATCTGTGTATGCATCTGCAACATTAATGTCTGTGGTGATGTGTGCATACGGATACTTTGGGTTGATTGGTTTGTTGCTCATCAATGATTTAAGGTCACGGAACTGTAGTTTATCACCAATCAGCGTAGAATACAAGTAAAAAGGATACCCTTCATTGGTACTGGTACGGTTTTTTATCCACGCCATCGCATTCAATGGAGTTAGGTTAGGAACGATGACACGCATACTTCCCGCACCTTTTGCATCGTAATCAACCTTAGCATTTATGTACTTACCCATGCGTCTAATGATTTCTGCGGGTGGCCCCTCGAACTTACTGTTAAGGAGTTCTGTCTGACTGACATATGCGTGTTCTTCAATCAAGTGCAACACAACGTGTTCAGCTGCGTCGTGTACCTTCACCGCCGATACAATCTTAGATACAATGAACGTCTTGTTGATTACGTTCGGAACTATGTCTGGGTCCGTACCTGTTGGTGGAGTAGTCAACTCAATCTCGACCTTTTCGTCTCCAATAAAGTATCCACCGGAGATGATGTCACCAGTGTCCATGAAAGATAACACAGCGGTTAGATACGGTTTGTCTAAGTGTTCGAATATATCGATGTCGGTCGTGACGTTCTCAATCGCAATGTTGTCACCAAGGTGTGTACCTGATAATCGAACCTTCGTAAACTCTACCGGAGTGTAGTGTTCAATCTTGGTTTCTTCTGTCATAATGATCTCATTGCCTTACGATAAGCAGAAACGATTGAACCCATTGCGTTAGGGCGTACCACTCGAATCTGTCGTAGGCTATCGTTCTCCTCTAGGTAGAACTCTTGATGTGTAACCGGCACAACGTTGCTTGGGGGTTGGGCAAATGGTTGTACATCAACCTTGTCACCATCTGCATTCACGTAATAACGAGTCGCTAGATGCTCTTTTGATGAGGTATCGACCAGCAGGGTCTCTAGGCTTTCTTGTACCTGAGACGTAATTTGCTCTCCGTCGCCGAAGTACCCACTAACATC